ATAGTATCTTTATTAGATAATTTAGAAGAAAGTGAATGGATATTGGATAGACCAGACACTCCTGTTCGTAGAACTGATCCACTTCAAGAAATTATCTCTGTTAGAAATAAAATTTTAAAAATTGTCCCAGATGGATTAATGCTTGGTCCAGCTTCTACTGCTACAAGATTGGTTTCTGGCGATTCATGGGGAGAACACTCAGATGTACACGATTTTGCAGAAATAGAAAAAAGTGCATCTATGTATATTGAAGGAAATCCTTATGAAGAAAAAAATCTTTCTGTATATGGATTAGTTGTATATTTTAATAAATTTGAAGGTGGGGAAATATATTACCCAACACAAGATATTGTATACTCACCAGATCCTGGAGACCTAGTTATACACAGCTCTTCTCCTATATGTCTTCATGGAGTAAAGCCAGTAATATCTAAAAAAAGATATTCATACAGCAATCACATGTATAAAAAAGTAAGGGTTCCAGCATAATGGATTTTAGTTTTGACGATCTTATCGACATACTGGATGGCGAAGAATTTGAAGAACGCCCAGTTGATTTAAGGACATTTGTAACTAGCCCAGAGTATCTTGGCCTTCCCCCGCTATCTGAATTACAGTATACTTTAATTGAAAAAAGCTCACAGATATATAAAGAGGCTACCCTAAAGAAGTTATTTGGAGAAAAAGAAGGCGAAAGAATATATAAGCAGACCTGTACCGAAGTTATTGCACAATTAGGTAAAGGATCTGGTAAAGATTATTCATCAACAATTGCAGTGGCATATATTGTATATCTTCTCCTATGTCTAAAAGATCCAGCAACCTATTATGGTAAGCCACCTGGAGACTCAATAGACATTCTCAATATTGCCATTAACTCTCAGCAAGCCAATAACGTCTTCTTTAAGGGTTTTAAGACACGTATTGATAGATCCCCATGGTTTGTTGGCAAGTATGATCCAAAAGCCTCTGAGATGAAATTTGACAAGGCTATAACGGTACACTCAGGCCACTCAGAACGTGAAGCTTGGGAAGGCTATAACGTTATTGTAGTTATCCTTGATGAAATTTCAGGCTTTGCTATTGAAAATACTACTGGACATGATCAGGCTAAAACAGCAGACGCTATATATGAAATGTATCGTGCATCAGTTGACTCACGTTTTCCAGACTTTGGTAAGGTTATATTACTTTCATTCCCTAGATTTAAAAATGATCCTATTCAAAAATTTTATAATTCAGTAATTGCAGAAAAAGAAACTATTATTAGATCACACAGATTTAAGATGGATGAGGATTTGCCAGAAGGCATAGAAGGAAATGAGTTTGAAATTGAATGGGAAGAAGATCATATTAATTCTTATTTAATTCCAAAAGTTTATGCCCTAAGACGACCAACATGGGAAGTTAATCCAACTAGAAGTATTGAAGATTTTAAGGTAGCCTTCTACAAGAATTCCCTAGATGCCCTAGGAAGATTTGCTTGCATGCCTGCAGAAATGATTGATGCGTTCTTTAAATCTAGAGAAAAGGTTGAGCGTTCATTTAATAATGCAGCTTTAGCCATTGATAAGTTTGGTAGACTAGAAGAATGGTTTAAGCCAGATCCAGATAAAAAATATTTTATTCACGTTGACTTAGCTCAAAAGCATGACCACTGTGCTGTATCTATGGCACACGTAGAAAGATGGGTTAATGTTAGAGTAACCAATGAATACTCGCAACCCGCACCAATTGTATCGGTTGATGCGGTTAGATACTGGACTCCCACTCCAGATAAGTCTGTAGATTTTACTGAAGTTAAAGATTATATTTTATCACTAAGGACTAGAGGATTTAATATCGGAGTCTGTACATTTGACAGATGGAACTCACATGATATGATGCAGCAATTAAAGGCTTATGGAATTAATACAGAAATTTTGTCGGTGGCGAAAAAACATTATGACGACATGGCCATGGTTGTACTAGAAGAAAGATTAAATGGACCGCATATTCCGTTACTCATAGATGAACTTTTGCAGTTAAAAATTATGCGTGATAGAGTAGATCACCCAAGAAAAGGCTCTAAGGACTTAGCGGATGCGGTTTGTGGATCAGTATATAATTCAATAAGTAGGACAAGACCAGATGTTAATAATGAGGTTAATATTCATACATACGAATCCCTGATTAATGATAATCATTTAGAAGAACCAGACGGAGAAGTTTTTGTACAAAATATGATTAGGCCCCCAAGAATGCCAGGGCACCTAAAGGAATCAATAGAAAGCATGCAGATCCTATGAGTATATATCAAGATAAAGCAAAAGAATGCAAGTGCTGTGGAAAACACGTCCCACTGCCTACAATTTTAAAAGAGTATGAAGGGATAACAGTATGTCCCACCACATTTGCTAATATTGCAGAATATAAAAGATTATGGGTTTTGTATGGATCTCGTCCAGGTGGCTCAATTAGAAAACATTTTTCTGAGTATGTTCAGCAGATTGTTGAAAAATCATTTAAGCAAGAATTAGAATAGGATAAGTATATTTAAATGGATCACATAATAGTAGATGAAATTAGCGTACCTTCTGGAAACTTCATAAAAGAAACTGAAAAAAAATTTGCGTATGTTGAAGATCACTTTTTTAAATTATATTCTGAAAGCAACTTTGACACATTGCATAATAAAAGAAATAATTTAGATCTAACTGGAGATAGGATAAAAGTTTTAATAGAAGCATCTCCAGCCCCATTTCATTACATAACTGGAATTTTTGGAGCTATAGCAAATGCTTTAGATATGTTTGATAATCCACTAATTGTTATAAATGTTTCAAAAATACGGCCACCCTTTTGCAATCAATCTTTAGTGCAGTTTTTTTATTATTTTTTAGAAGATAATAATATAGATTATATCTGTGTTGATTCCGTAGACGATGTAAGAATTTTATTAGATAACTTCTACCTATTCCCGTTTGCCGAATATACTATACCAAATTCTATAAATAAAATTCATAATATGTTTTTAAAATACGTAAAAAATAATGATATTACACCAACAAAAAAAGTATACATAAGCAGAAGAAGAGTTAACAGTGGGGCTGCGATATACCAAGTGCCCGATAAAAATTATTTAATAAGGATAGATGACGAAGTTCCTGTTGAAAATTTTTTCAAATCAAATGGTTTTGAAATAGTATATCCAGAAGATTTTAAATCATTAAAAGAACAAATTAATTACTTCTATAATGTAAAAACAATAGCCTCAATATCTGGTGGGGGGGCAATTAATTTGATATTTATGCAATCTGGAAGCAATGTTATTGAACTAATATCTCCCTTATTTAGCCCAATCGGAGAAGAAGATTTACCAGAGGGCAAAATGATTAACAATTGGGTAATAGCTCACCATAATTTTTTTTCAAATATAGCATATAAAAGAGAGCTAAACTATATTGGAATTTCAAATCCTGAAAAAAAATCAAGTATGGTTTTAAATAAAATTATTAACAGCAAGGCAGCCATGAGTATAATAAAGGAAAATACATATGACTAGTATTGAAAATGATAAAAATATTCCGCTGGCCTTAAATGATCGCATTAGATTGGGCAATATGCCAAAACTTATAATATTTGACCTGGATGGTGTTTTAGTAGACAGCAAAGACATTCATTATATATGTTTAAATGAAGCCCTTGCAGAAATTGATAAAAAATATATAATTTCAAAAGAAGATCATTCAAAAATATTTGATGGCTTAAGTACAAATAAAAAACTTGAAATTTTAACTAAAACAAGAGGGTTGCCAAAAAATCTTTATAACAAAATATGGACACTCAAGCAAGAAAAATCTATTAAGTTTTTTAATTCTTTAAAAAAAGATGAAGAGCTTATAAATATAATGCAGTATATAAAAAATAATAATATAAAAATTGCTGTTGCAAGCAATAGCATTAAAAAAACTTTAGAGACTTGTTTAAAAAAATTAGGAATAATTCAATTTATTGATGTATATTTTTCTAATGAGTCAGTTTTAAATATTAAACCAAATCCAGATATTTATATTAAGTGCATGGATTATTTTAATATTAATCCAAGTGACACTATTATAATTGAAGATAGTGTGGTTGGTAAAATGGCTGCTATAAATTCTGGTGGCCGCCTAAAATCTATTGATAGCAGAAAAGACCTCACATATAAATTTATAAATAATATTGTATCAAATCACAAATTAAATATTAATGTTCTTGTGCCAATGGCTGGAGAAGGCAAAAGAATGAAGCAGGCTGGCTGGGAAATGCCGAAACCAATGATACCAATTGATGGCCGAAGTATGATTCAGACAGTTTTAGAGAATATAAGCATTGAAGGAACGTACACCTTTGTCATAAATAAAGAGCATGCCGATAAATATCATATAGATAAACACCTTGAAAAATTAAGTCCAGATAGTAGAATTCTAGTTTATGAAGATAATTTTAATGAATTAAATAGTGGCGCAGCAATAAGTACTCTATTAGCTAAAAAATATATTGATAATGAAGAACCACTTTTTATAGTTAATTCAGATCAGTATATTATTTGGGACCCATCAATAGTTTATGATATTGTTAACTCTGGCATTGATGGCTGCATATTATCATTTAAAGATACAGATCCAAAGTGGTCCTTTTCAAAATTAAATGCGGATGGCTTTGTTTCCGAAGTAGCAGAAAAAAATTCAATTAGTGATAATGCTTCATGCGGAATTTATTTTTGGAAAAAAGGATCTGACTATGTAAAATATGCAGAACAAATGATTAAAAAAAATATTAAAACAAACGGTGAATTTTATGTTTGCCCAGTTTACAATGAAGCAATATCTGACGGCAAATTGATAAATATATCAATGGTTAAAAAAATGTATGGACTTGGAACACCAGAAGATTTATTATTATATTTAAATTCTATTAATAAAGGGGTGAATAATATATGAAACTAATTTCTCATAGAGGAAATATTTTAGGTCCAGATAAACTAAATGAAAATAAACCAGAGTATGTTATTGATGCAATAAATAAAGGATATGATGTAGAAGTAGATGTTTGGCTAGATAAAGATCAAAATATCTATCTAGGGCATGATAGCCCACTGTATTTGATTGATAAAAATTTTATATTAAAATATATAGACAGATTGTGGCTACATTGTAAAAACATAGAGTCATTATACATGTTTATAGATAAAATTCCAGAAGCAAATTTTTTCTGGCATCAATCTGATGATTTTACGCTAACAAGCAAAAATTTTATATGGACATTTCCAGGGAAAATGATAACCCCATTTTCAATTATGGTTCATAAATCTATTATTCCAGACGGATGGGAAAAAGATAATGGTGTTTATGGTATATGTAGTGATTTTATAGGAAAGATTAACAAAAATTTGAAAGAAGATAAAATACAAAAATATAAATATATAGAAACTATTGACTAAATTTAATATTATATATATAATACATATAGGTAGGCGGAATTAGCTTAGTTGGTTAAAGCCCCGAACTCATAATTCGGTAATCGTAGGTTCAAGTCCTACATTCCGCACATTTTTATATATTCAAAAGTATAGGGGGCTTAAAATGAATCCAGACGATGCTTTGGAGTATTATCTTGAAATAGGTGTTGTTGAAATTTCTGGTATTGATGAAGAAGGGGAGTTTATATTTAAAGTAACTTCTAAAGCCAAAGAACTTGCGCCAGAATTATGGGAAGCACATGAACAACATGTAGATGAAGTTCTTTTAGGACTATTTGAAGAAGGGCTTTTAAATGTTTCTTATAATGAAGATTTAGAAGCACATATTGAATTAACTGAAGAGGGTAAAGCAGTTGCTAAAGAATATGGTTTAATTCAATTTGAAGAAGAATAAATTTACCTTCGTAGCTCAGTGGATAGAGCGAGACTCTTCTAAGGTCTGCGTCGCAGGTTCAAATCCTGCCGAGGGTACAAAGTTAATATTATTATGTAGCTTTAATCACTACATTTATTCAAAAAAGAATGGTACAATTAACATATGCTTATAAATAATTTAAATAGAGAAATAGTTTATCCAAAAGTAAATGTTTATAGAAATGCATTATCTAATCATAAAGATCTTTTACAAATACTAAAAGAATCTGAAAAAAATATACCAGAAGATTCATTATTTACAGAATGGAAAGACTGGTACGGTTTAGGAATTATGATGAATTTAGGGCTGCCAACTAATCGAAAACCTACTATAACAAATTCAAATCATCCAATAATTAAAGATCAAGAAAAATTTTTAAATGATGTGGCCAATATTTTTTTTCAAACAACAGATCATTATATAGATGAATGGGATATTGATATTTCTGGATGGAAATATAGCGGACTTTCTGTATGCAAATATAATATAAGTAGAGAAGATCAAGAATTAGCAATGACATACCATACTGATTATTATGGACCTGGCAGAGATAGACCAGGTTTAAAATTTGGAATAACTTGTACGGTCTACTTAAACGATGATTATGATGGCGGAGAAATATCTTTTCTTCATATGGATACTGGAGATATAATAGACTATAAGCCTAAAGCTGGAGATATTGTTGTGTTCCCATCTGATGAGCCATATTACCATGGAGTAAAAGGTATACACGGAGATAATAAATATTTTATAAGAATTTTTTGGCAATGGAACCACCCTGGATCTGAAGAGTGGTTGGCAAACCAAGAAAAGTACGGGAAAGAAAAATGGGAAGAAATTTGCAAAGAGAATGAAAAAAAAGAACTTGAGTCTGGTAAATACCATAGATATATAGTTGAAGAAGGACAAATTGATCCTGGAATGGATAGAGCCACACCCTTTTATAAAAAGGGTTATAAACAAATATAATGATATAATTATTTGAGTAAAATAAATCAATTTTAAAAGGAGATAAATAAATGTCAGCAGTACAGGGTTCAGCAGCAAGACTAGTGGAAGTAGCACTAGGAGAAATTGGATACATTGAGGGTCCAAAAGATAATGAAACAAAGTATGGTAAGTTTACTAAGTCTAACTTCCAGCCTTGGTGTGGAAGTTTTGTCATGTGGTGTGGTAATGAAGCTGGAGTAAAGATCCCTAATACAGTTTATACACCTGCAGGCGCACAAGCATTTATGAAGGCGGGAACCTGGCAGAAAGTAGAGGAAGCGGCACCAGCAGTAGGAGATATCGTTTATTTTGATTTTCCAAATGATGGCGTAGATAGAATTTCTCATGTAGGAATTGTTGTTAAAGTAAATGATGATGGTACAGTAGATGTAGCAGAAGGAAATACCAGCGCAGATAAAAAGGGAGATCAACGCAATGGCGGAGAGGCCTGCTTAAAAAATCGTGCATATAAGAAGAAGAATGGTTCAAAACTTCGTAAGAGCCAGCCAGTATTTATTGTAGGATTTGGAAGACCAGCATTTGGTCAAGCAGTAAAGCCAAAGTCTGATAAGCCAATTGCTAAGAAAGCAGCAGCTCCAGCAATAAAGCCAGCAGTATCAAAATCAAAAGTAGCAAGACCAACAGAATAGTAGACATATAAAAAAGCATTTGCTATAATAATATACGGGTCGTCCAATAGGAGGCCCGTATATTAATTTATTCGCTTGAAGGAGGAATAAAAATGGTAACACAGTTCGCTATGGATCTTTTTAATGATCCATTTTTTATTGGCTTTAATAGAGAATTAAGCCGTTTAAATCATGCACATAAGATAAATTCACAATCATATCCGCCATATGATCTTCTTAAACTAGATGAAGATACATATAGAATTTCTATTGCAGTTGCGGGATTTTCAAAAGATAATATCGATGTTTCAATAGATAATGGTACATTAATTATTAAAGGTGAAATTGTTGAAGTAATTGATGCTGAAGTTGTTCATAAGGGAATTGCAGGTCGTAAATTTGTACGATCATTCGCCCTTGGTGAGTATATGGAAGTAACTGGTGCAGAAATGAAGGATGGCATGCTACATATTAATGTAGATCGTGTTGTCCCAGAAGAAAAAAAACCAAAAACCATTAAGGTTAAATAAATAGTATAATATAAATCTGCACCCTTTCATCGGGGAGTCGCAGATGACGGGTCGCTACCCGTGGGATGACCTGAGCAAGTCTATAAACTGCTCTTAAATATTAAGGGGTTAGAATGTACGAATACCGTGTTAAAAAATTAATTAATGTAATTGATGGAGATACCATTGATGTAGACATAGATCTAGGTTTTGATATCTCGTTATTGCGTCGTGTAAGAATGGCAGGCATTGATACTCCAGAAAGTCGTACAACCGATAAAGCGGAAAAGGTTTTAGGTCTTGAGGCAAAAGAATATTTGAAAAAGATGATGAAGGATGCCAAGACAATTGTAATCAAAACAGAATTACCAGATAGCTCTGAAAAGTATGGAAGAATTTTAGGGTGGGTCTATGTAGACAGTGCAACTAAATCAATTAATGAAAAGATGATTGAAGATGGTTATGCATGGGGATATATGGGAGAAACTAAAGTCAAAAATTTTGATGCTTTAGCAAAAATAAGAAATAAATCTAATAAGTGAAAACAGCCATAGTAACTGGTGCAAGTAGGGGCATTGGTATGGCAATAGTTAAATCTTTAACATTTGATGGATGGAAGGTTATAGCTATTGCAAGAAATATTGAAAAGATAAAAGAATTGAATAATGAAAACATAAAGCCCTACCAGCTTGATGTTACAGACTTAAATGCTGTAAATAATTTTATAAAATATATAAGTGATACAAAAATAGATTTATTAGTTAGTAATGCTGGAAATAATTTTGAACATGCAAATATTCAGGACAGTGATCCTATAAAATGGAAAGAATCTTATAATTTAAATGTTATAGCACCAATGCATTTATCTAAATCTGTTATACCAAATATGTTAAAGAATAATGATGGTCGTATTATTATTATAACTTCAATTGTAGGTCATGAATTTTATGAAGGCGGTGGAAATTATACTACCGCTAAGCATGCAGCAGTAGCTTTAATTAAACAATTACAGTTAGAGCTAGATAGATCTGCAATTAAAGTTACCGAAATAGCACCAGGCATGGTAAATAGTAATGAAAGCAATAAAATCAATAGGGCCCTAGAGGTAGATCATATAGGTGAGGCAGTAAGATGGGTAGCATCTCTTCCCTCAACAGTTTCTATTGATTCAATGATCATAACACCCAAAAATTAAAAAATAACCACAAAAAGGAAAAATAATAATGCCAATATATGAATATCGTTGTACAGATGATGAATCACATGCAATTCTAGAAGTAACTAGAGGTATAACTGACTCAGAAGAAACATACAAGTGCGAAGAATGCGAGTCATCAATGGCTAGACACTTTACACCATTTGGCATACAGTTCAAGGGTCAAGGCTTTTATAAGACAGATAATCCTAAATAAAAATCTGCTATAATTAATCTAACATATACAATAGGTATATGTTTAGGAGATCCTAATTGAGCAGAAAGTTTAGATTACTTATTGCCAGCCTACTTTCATTTGGCTGGCTTCTTGCAATTTCAACAGCATCCCACGCAGCAGAAGGTTTAACTGCTCAAGTTTATAATGTACTCGGACAAAATGGTGCTCCTTATATTCCACAAGGAGCCTCACCAGTACTAACTACAAACGTACCCAACATTGACTTCCAGTGGGGTAGTGGTAGCGTCTTAGGTGGGCCTTCAGAGGATGTTATAGTAAGGTTTACTGGTTCAATCCTTAGTAATACGACTCAGAATATATCATTTTTAGCAACAGCAGATGACGGAACTAAACTCTATATTGACAATGTTTTAGTAGCAGATGACTGGTATGACAAAGGCGGTGGAGGAACTACAACTGACCCAATATCCTTTACAGCAGGAGTTCCAAAAACCATAGAATTAATGTATTATGAAAATGGCGGGGGAGCAAATGTATTCCTTCATTGGGATCAATCTGGATCTATGGATATTATTCCAGCATCAGCCTTTACATCTCAAGCAGCCCCAGTAGTAAAAACAATAGGTCCTCCAAGAAATTTAACAATAGCCAGTGGAGAAACCTCAACAGTGTTAACTTGGGAAGCC